CAAAAGGGACGCAGTTTGTGGTTCACCCCATCTGCAGACGCAGAGTGTGGGTTTCTTTATTAACCTGGAGTACTGATCATGTTTTACTCATCTACTTTCCAACCCGTCGTGAGACGAATCAGAGAGGTGAATGGCAGTGTACGTGTTTATGACTTAAACACACTCATTACCCTTCGGGACGAGCGATCAGGCGTTTCTAATCCGAATTATCGGAATCAGATAGCGCGCCTCCAAGATGCCTCTACTTACTACTTTAAAGAGTGGTATAGTGACATCAAGCGACCGAGCATCTATACAGCGCTGCTGCTTGACAGCGGCACTAGAGTCGATGATACATTCATTCGACCCGCGCCAAATGACCTTCCTGCTTTTGAGGATGGCATTTTGCAAACTATAGATGATCAATGTCTTGCGAGCTTCAAGCGGAAACTACAAGGTAAGTTCGAGGAAGTGAAATCCCTCGTACCCCTTGCGGAAGTACATGAAGTTCGTGGTTTAATAAAGAGCATAATCCCGGCTACCAAAGACTTCCTGAAAAGCGCTATAGCTATCAAGAAGAGCGGTAAGCAAGTCATACGTCGAACTTCTGACGCGTGGCTTATCTACCAATTTGGTATACGACCTACGCTTAGCGATATTGCCTCAATTACAAAGGCTATAAACGCTCGGTTAGCTAACGACACATATGTCGTCAAGCTGTCGTCCACTAGGACGGGTAGTAGTAAAAAGCTCTACGACGCTCTTGAGAGTTCTTTATCAGTGTCTTTCAAACACTGTCACTCTCGTATAGAACGTACAATTCCTGTCGAGGTCTCCTACAAAGGAGCCTTTAAGGTGAGCTTGCAAGCCGGTGCAGACTATTCCATTGCCGATCAATTTGGCATTGGTCTAGAAGAGGTCCCAGGCTTAGCTTGGGAACTCACACCGTGGTCGTGGGTTGTGGACTATTTCACAACTACGGGCGCGTATTTCGATGACACATTTCAGATTCCGTCTGGCTCGTTGATATATCTTACGAGATCAGTTAGAATCGGGAATGAGGACAAAGTAAACTTATCTTTTAAGCTTACCTATCCTGACAGTATGTCTTGGATTTCTAACCCAGGAACGACTGTTTGTCAATTTAACCGCTATAAATACTACCGCACACCTTTATCATCCCTACCTCATGCTGCACTGCGCTTTCGCACAGTGGATGAGATAGGTTTAGGTGGGATTCATAAAATCTTGAATCTTGCGGCAGTCCTTGGTAGCACTCATCGTTAACAAAGAGGATATCATATGGATATCACAACTCCGGTCACAGGTACTAACGTTGCCTCCCTGTCCAGCCCAACCTACACTTTAACTGAAGATACAGCCCCTGGCCTCAACGGCATTCAATACGCCGTTACAGCCTTGGGTGGTACACAGACTGACGTAGACGCGCATAGCGTGTCTAAGCCTTTCACTGTGTCTGTCTTCAGACCGCAAACATTGCGCACGCTGCCCCAAGCGAACAACGCTACAGGGGTAATTACCAACGTGCCAATGAACAATTATAAACTAATTGTGCGGAAAGGAGCCGAACCGGCAGCGAATCAAATTCCTCAGGTCGCAACAGCGACTGTGAATTTTCGCATACCAGCTGGTTCAGACACCTATGAAGCCGAGCAATTGGCCGCAATGGTGTCGCTCTTAGCCGGGATCTTTAACACCGATTCCGACGCTCTTTATGACCTCCTGGTTACAGGTGTGTTGTAAGTAGGTTAACACTTCATTTTGAGGATAACTCTTATGAAAAAAGCATCTCAATTCGAGTGCGACTTTGAACCCGCCGTGAGGCAGCTTCAAACAAGTTTAGAAAACTGGCCGTGTAGCTCAGCTTATGAGCTTGCAGCGAAATTCTTCATGGAGAAAGAACTCCAGAAGAAAATGCCATTTGCCCGCAGTTCGGACGCTCGTGAAGCGGCCCTTAATTCTTTTAAGGAGCAGCTCGATGAGCAAAGAACTATTTCGCTTGATAGTGAAGAAGTGCGCCTCGCACGCGATTTTATTCGACGTGCGTTTGAGGCTTACTACACCCACCTCGCGATTGAGCAAGAAGCTATGGATCCTGTGCCTGGCACTGTCATTGATGACACTATTGTCTATCATAGATGGCGCTTCGGTCCAGGAGCTTCTTATGGTGTTGAGGGGACTCATGCCGTAGATAAGCTATCTACTCACATGAGTTGTACCCCAGCTGCATTGAACCATGTACTAATGCTTCGGCGATCCCACCCATATCTTCGAGCTTTTGATAAGCTCAAGGGGGTGGATAACGTAAAAGTGGTACCAGGTTCACGGCTAACAACTGTTCCTAAGAACAGCGACATAGATCGAGTTATAGCAATAGAGCCGTCAGGCAATATGGCTTTACAACTCGGCTTGGGGCGTTATATAGAGGAAGTCCTAGCCTTTCAGGGCCTGGATATCCGCTATCAACAAACCAGGAATCGAGCTCTAGCTAAGCTAGGATCGGAAGATGGCAGTCTTGCCACTTTAGATCTAAGCAAAGCTAGTGACTCCATTTCTATTGAGCTAATTAAACTTTTATGGCCTAAAGAGCTTGTTACTTTGTTCCTCCTGTTCAGGTCTCCTCAAACGGAGATCTGTCTAAATGGGGTTAAAGGACAACACAAGTTAACGTTGATGTCAACTATGGGAAACGGTTTTACTTTCCCTATGATGACAATGACGTTCTTAGCGTTGATTTACGCTATGAAATCCATAAAAGCTGGATCACACAACGGATACGTCGATTTTACTCGATATGCCGTCTTTGGAGATGATATAGAGGTCCCTGCTGACCAAGCAGGTTCTATGATCTCTATACTCCGACGTGCAGGCTTTAAGACTAATGTCGAAAAGTCTTTCGTGTGTGGCAAGTTCAGGGAGTCCTGCGGTGGTTACTACCACGGCGGACGTGATATGACGCCATTTAGATCTAAAGGCGTCAGATCTCTTTCCGACTTGTACGTTACTGTTAATGGATTGATCGACTGGGCTGTGAAAACCGGTTTCGGTTCTCGCATTGTCCCTACGATCAGTTTGTTATTGAGACAGGTAACGCATCCTTACTTCGTGCCCGAATGGGAGATGCCAGATTCTGGCATTCGAACTGCAGAGCACGTCCCTAAACGCTATAAAGTCCTCCGCCAGCGAAGGCGCTCCACGTCCCATAGGGGATTTATGGAGATACCTTTGATTTGCGGTGGATACTTAAGACCTGGTAAGGTCTATACGCGTAAAGGGAGGGGAGGCGAGGAAGAGCTCCTAACAGAGCTACTCTATACGCGGCGTACTGCCGCTATAGAAACTTTCACGCTTAAGCTACGCCTACCGTCCGGTAGTAGTAGCGGGTGGGATCCTTCCATGGGGTCTCATCTGGCTAGTAGCGAACGCGACTTAATAATTGCGCTCAGTCTCAGCTAGTCCAAAT